AAGGAACTAAATTATCAACAAAAAATGAAGGAAACAATGTATTCGCTGAGGCAACTGTAACTGAGGCATTCCCACAAGATTTCGGTATCTATGATGTGAATGAATTTCTTGGTGTTGTTTCCCTGTTTGAAGATCCTGACTTTACATTTAACGACGATATCGTTGAGGTAAAGCAGGGAAAGAATATCATTAAATATAAAGCAGCGGATGTAAATACATTGAAAGCACCAACCAAATCTATCGCATTTCCTGAAGACGAAACAAACATCTCATTTAAACTTACTGCTTCAGATCTAGATAATATTATCCGTTCTGCTAACATTTTAAAAGTAAGCGATGTTTCGATTTCTGGTGATGGCTCTAATGTTACTGCTTTGGTATTTGATAATAAAAATCCATTGTGTAACAAATTTGAAATCGATCTCGGCGCAACAGATAGAAAATTTATAGCATATCTTAAAGTAGAGAACTTAAAGATGCTTCCAGGCGCATATGATGTTACTATCGCTAAGATGAAAATCTGTCGATTCAAAAACACAAGCGCAGAACTTGCGTATTACGTTGCAGTTGAGACTGGCTCAACAGCTGAATAATTTTTTTTCAGGACTATATTATGAAAGACCAATTTCTTTGGGTGGAGAAATATCGCCCACAAACGATTGATGAATGTATTCTTCCTGAAACACTAAAAGAAACATTTAAAAATTTTGTTGCTAGTGGTGAATTACCTATGTTCCTGTTCGCTGGTGGTGCAGGTGTAGGTAAGACCACAATCGCAAAGGCACTCTGCGCTGAAGTTGGCGCAGAATATATGTTTATCAACGCATCAGTGGAGAATGGAATTGATTTACTACGGAACCAAATCAAAAGTTTTGCCTCGTCTGTTAGTATCGAATCTTCAACAAAAGTCGTCATCCTCGACGAAGCCGACAGTCTATCAGCCCAAATGCAAACAGGTCTGCGCTCTTTTATCGAAGAATTTTCCCACAACTGCAGATTCATCTTTACCTGTAACTTCAAACACAAAATAATTGAGCCGATTCATAGTCGTTGTGCTGTAATCGATTTCAAAATTCCTTCAAGCGAAAAACCAAAAGTTGCTGCTGCGTTTTATCGCAGAGTAATGGATATTCTTTCACAAGAAGGTGTTACTGATGTTGACAGTAAAGTAGTAGCCAAAGTTGTTGAGACACACTTTCCAGATTTTCGTAGGGTTCTAAACGAACTCCAGCGTTATTCTGTGACTGGTCGCATTGACACAGGTATTCTGTTGAACCTTTCTGGTGAATCATTTAAAGAACTTATTGGTTATTTAAAAGATAAAGATTTTGGTAACACACGCAAATGGATTGCTAAAAACTCTGACATTGAGACTTCCCAGCTGTTTTCTCTTTTGTATGATAATGCGGTCGAGTATCTTGACGCCAACTCTGTACCTAAACTTATTCTTATTCTCGCGGATTATCAATACAAAGCTGCATTTGTTGCGAACTCAGAACTGAATAATATTGCTGCAATGACAGAGATTATGGTTGGCTGTAAGTTCAAGTGAGGTCGCTATGTCACCATTTGACTATTTAAACTGTATTAACCTTACAAAGGATGATTTATCGGACGATCCATCTTTTCAGAAAGATTATGAACCCTTCATTGTAAATAAGGGTCTTTCGTTTTTTGTTGATTCTTGCCTACAAGCAAATGAGATGAATTTACGCCATTATATCCCCAAAAAGTGGCAATTTCATTATTTGCTAAATAGTATTGCCAAGAAAAAGCGTTTCTCCAAATGGCACAAAAAAGAGACTGGAGACGATTTGACTATGGTAATGAAATACTACAATTATAGTAGAGAAAAGGCAGAAGTTGCTCTTTCCATATTATCAAAAGATCAACTTACTATGATAAAACAAAAATTCGAAAAAGGTGGAAAATTATGACTGTTGAGACTGTTTACTATGACTGGACTCCAGACAGTATGCTCGAGGTGAATTTACCCGAACCAGACAATTTTTTAAAAGTCAAGGAAACATTGACTAGAATTGGTATTGCGTCAAGAAAAGAGCGCAAATTGTATCAGTCATGTCATATTTTACACAAACAAGGTAAATATTACATCGTTCATTTTAAGGAATTGTTTGCATTAGACGGAAAAGAGTCTAATTTGACTAACAATGATATTGAACGCAGAAACACTGTAGCCTCTCTTTTAGAAGATTGGGGTTTGCTTAAGATTATTCGGGATGAAGATGCTCAACCACAAGCGTCACTATCTCAGATAAAAGTGCTTTCCTTTAAAGAAAAGGATGAGTGGGAATTGGTGCCAAAATATAATATTGGTAAAAAGAACTTAAATAATAGGAGTTATAGTGATTAAACTTAAATTGAAAATTGAAGAAATAGATGCTATTTTGACTGCATTGGGCGATCAACCATACGTAAAGGTTGCTGAACTGGTTGTTAAAATTCGCCAGCAAGCACTTCCTCAGTATGAATCATTAAAGGAACAAGAAAATATTTTAGACGATGAGACAGAAAAAGTCTCAGAATGATATAAATATTTTTATCCCAATCGGGATGGGAACGTAGTTAGTCGGTAACTACGATAAAAGCCGACTACTTAACATGCTATGCCTTCGGGGTAGCAATTTTTAATAAACTCGCTTAACAAGGAGAAAACCATGATAGCGTATTTCAACTCAACAATCGACACTATTCAAAGTGCTCAGTCTAAAGTCCTCTCTACAATCGTAACAGAAGAGGCATTCCGTAAACCCCTACAAACAGCAATTGATGCTGGCGCAGAGTTTGCTAAAACACTAGCAAAAACCGCACACGATCTTACCGATCAAGTCACTAAAGCGACAAAGAAGTAAGGAGGGAACTATGGGACTCGATTTTATTCCTGCTCCATGGAGCAACACATTCAAAGATTTTGACAAAGTTTTTGTTGGTTTTGATGATCAGTTTAATCGTCTCGCAAAAATGCATGATGATTTAACAAAACATATTCCTAACTATCCACCATATAATATCTACAAAGCAGAAGAAAACAAATACGTCATTGAGTTGGCAGTAGCTGGTTTCGGTAAACAAGATGTAGAAATTACACTTGATGGCGATAAACTTATTGTCAAAGGTGAAACGAAAGACGATACACAAGCATTCTTATACAAAGGAATTGCGACACGTGCGTTTACTCGTAGTTTCGTAGTTGATGATCAGGTTGTTGTTCAAGGTGCTCAGATGATTAATGGTATGCTTAAAATTTTCTTAGAGCGTATTATTCCTGAACACAAGAAACCAAGACAGATTGATATTACTGATGAACCAACAACTGTTTCTTTGCATGCACAAAACAATCCACAACTTCTACAGGAACACGAAATCCTAGAAATGGAAAGTAAGAAAGCAGCAAGAAAGAAAACATCATGAAAAAATTTTTAAGAAATGCTTATCTCTTGTTTAAGGGATTTGGCTATGCTCGTGCTGCTGCTTTTCATGCCAGACAAGGTGATCATAGAAAAGCAACACAGATCATGGAGGAATATTCCAGATGCAAGTAACTTACTGGATTCCAATGACTGATGATGATTGGGATTGGGTTAATGGTAAAGCATCAGAACCAAAACAAAAGTGATTTGCAGTAAGGAGAACTTCGGTTCTCCTTTTTATTTTAGAATTTATGTCAACGCAATTTAGTGTTCAAGCGTTAATATAATAGGTAAGAATGGTTCTTACCGTCAACGTCTAAGGAGACAATTATGAAATTCGTAATTACACTTTTCGCAACATTATTCGCAACATCTGTTTTCGCACAGACACCAGCAGCACCTGCTAAGAAAGAAGAAGCCAAACCTGCAGCTTCAAAGCCAGCTGATGCCAAAAGTCAACCAGCTAAGAAAGAAGACAAAAAAGCAGAACCTGCTAAGAAGTAATATTAAGCCAGTTCTAATTACTCATTCATTAACTGGTGAGGAGTTAGAATATGAAACGGACGATTGGTTACATGTTTCATATCGTCGTCCTGAAATAGTCAGAAGTAACGTCGTTGATGACAGTGACCTCTCTGATTATGTAAAATTTAGATTATGGTTGGCTAGGCAACTAGCGTTGAAAAAATATAAAGAAACGCATGGTTGAGTATTTGGGGAGACTTCGGTCTCCCTAAATATTTTGATGCAAAAATCAAAAATATACGGAAAACTTATTTCTTTTGTAACTGTTCGCAGAGCGAACTGGTTATTCAAAGCATCTGTGTATCATGACAAATATGTAATGATAGTTGCAATAAATGTACAAACAGCAGAATTTCATACAAAATATTTTTCTGATCAAAACGAAGCTGTTAATTGGCTAGAATATATTGTTGATAAAGATACTACAGAATTTAAATGAGGAGATATTATGGCAGTACTTGTTGTTCCTACCAAAAAATGCGATTTGAGATGTCGCCATTGCATGAGATCTACTTTTGCTAGTGGATATCTAGATACTAATCTTTTTACAAAATTTGTTGATGATGTCAGAGCATTAGGAAATAATCTTAAATGGACAATGACAGGTGGAGAACCTACTGTTCATCCAGATATCGGAGAATTTTTAAGAATATTTAAAAGTCGTGGTATCGGCGCACATATGGTGACTAATGGGCAAAGAGCAGAGGGATATGAAGAATGTATAAAGCCAGAAAATAAAGCAGGTCTTCATTCTGTTTGTGTAAGTTTTGATTCTCCTTTCGAGGAAATGAATAACTTAACCCGTGGTCCTGATGCATATAGAAAATCGATAGAAGCTGTAAAAGCATACTCTTCTTCTAAAATCAATACAACAGTAGGATTTGTTTTACACGATGAAAATGTGCACACTATTGAGGACTGCATAAAATTCGGTAAACAGATTGGAGCTCATCAAGTTTCTGTTTGGACATTTCAACAATGGGTTAGTAATGTATCAAACGAAGGGTCAAAGTATAAATCGCTAAGAACTGATAAAGATCTTGGGTGGTCAGAAAAAACTTCGGCTGTTTATAGAAAACATGCGACCATGAATTTAGTGAACAAGTATAAACCTTTAAAAGTAACACTTGGTGGCAGGTTTGATCATGAAAATATAAATCCTACTTGGCCAACTAAAATGTTGTGTCAAAATAAACCAACTGCGAGTGTCCCATTAGAAGAAAGATTAATTCTTCTACCAGATGGTAAAGTTTCTTTGTGCTGTGATCTATATGATGTTGA